AGAGGGGAGTAGAAAGAGATGGCTGGGGATTAAGCCCGGAACGGTAAGAATATTCTCAAATGAGTTAATTTCTTACTATACTGGCAAAAATTGGAGAAAATTTAAGACAAAATGACCGTGTTACTGTGTCCGGGCAGGGGGACAAAGACTCATGAGCAGTTTTTGTCCGATTTTAGCTCCTTTTCTGAAAAGAAAATCCTAACTCTCGATGTGGGATCAGGAGATTTACCCTATGCAAGCGGATCGGACAACTTAATTATCTGCTCCACCGAAAGATATCATCTCGAGTTACATAAGTTCCTAGCTGTGCCCCCCTCCTCCATCTATATAAGAGATATGTGGGAGAACACCTTTGACAACGGCTTAAATTGGCAAGCAAGATGCTCCTGGCTATCATCATATAACAACTTTTCTCGTCCCAAGCATTTAAATACCTGGGAAGATATGTCTAGGTACTACTGTATATTGTCAATGAGTAGTTTTAATGTCAGTTATGATAAATGGAAGATGGTAGGAGAACATAATCCTCTTACCCCTAATTACGAGGCCATAAAGAGCTGGTCTAACCTCCAAAAAGATAAGGTTATTAAGTATAGGAAGAGAAATATCTATAATTTTCCTACCTCCGAGTTAGGCGATAATTCTGTTATATATTTTCATATCCCTGGCCAATTCGCCTCTTACGGCTGTGGTTACTTCTGGACCAAAAGAAAATTTAAACACTATTTAAAGGACTTAACCGAACTAGCACAGATGGGCTATAAGATCTGCATCAGCTCTGTGTATGAAAAATGGGGCAGAAAAAGGTCAGAGTTGACCGATCAGTTCGACAGTAGCTTGTTCAGATCTTATTACTACAAAGAGGTGAAAGCAAGTAAGAATCCTCCGGTAACCGAGGTCTACTTAGTTGCGAACCTTGAACCTAACACCTAGTATGGGGCACCACGTCCTGTTAAACCTATACGACTGCGCTAATGTGGGGCGTCTTAGAACCGTCAAGGAGTTCAGGGACCATATCTGTCTGCTACTCGCAGCCTCGGGGGCCGAGGTGGTCGACACCATGGAGTACCAGTTTCAGCCACAAGGGTACACCTTAATCTCTCTTCTTACTACCTCACATTTTTCTATCCATACTTGGCCGGAGTATCAAAGCGCGGCTGTAGATATCTTCACCTGCGGCGATGTGGATACCGACCACGTAGTATCATCTCTCGTCGAGTTTTTTTCCTCTGGCCGCACAACCTATCAGGATGTGCTAAGATGAGGGAGTAGCTCAGAGGGGGGCATAGTTCAATGGCAGAACAGCGGTCTTATACTCCGTATTAGCGCCAGATTAGCGCGAGGTCTGGGTTCGAGTCCCAGTGCCCCTACTTTTTGTTGAAAGCTAATTGTAATTAACTCAGGTACCCATGGAACCTACATTTCTCATCTACCACTCCTCTAAGAAAAAACAGCAGGAAAAAAAGAACAAAGAGTACGTACACTCTCTCAAATCTCTAAAAACCCGTTGAAAGAATAGTAAGAAGACTTCAGCTCTTCGTTAATTACTAAGAATCCCTATGCCTCCACCCAAATCCGTAGAACTTTGGAACTCACGCCTAGCTCTACTAGGCCTTGTCGCAGCTATCGGTGCTTACGCCGTCACTGGGCAGGTAATTCCAGGAGTCTGGTAGTTGAAAGCTAATTGGAAACACTTTTTCAATTAGATATCATCATGCCTGTCTTTGGTTCTCAGGAGGTACCCTTTAAGACAAGGGTATCTCTTCTCGAAGAGAGATTATCAGCTTACGACGAAGTAAGTAAACAAATGCTCTATAAACTAGAGCAGGCTGTAGAAAAAATATCAGAATCCAACAATAATATATCTCAGATTCTGATTCGTCATGACGAGAGAATCGAAAAAGTTGCTGAAGATAGCAGTGATTCTCTAAAAAATATAGAAAAAGCTAAGACAGATCTTAGTCAAGAGATCAAAACCCTATCTGAAGCTTTTAGCCGAACCAATAGATTTTTTTGGATGGGACTGGGTATGGCTGCTCTGAGTTCAGTGCTCCTGAGTCAGATAGAACTTTCTGATTTTGTCTTCCCTTCCCCCAGGACACCCCGGTACGAGTATGCGTGGTCGAATAGTTATTTTCCGCAATAAAGTGTATCGTGTACTACATACGATAGCTGACTTTCCGGGTCATTATGCAATGTGGTGGGTTCAAGATATTTCCGATCGAAACTCGCTTACTGTACTAAGCTCTACTCAGTGCACCTTGCATTAATCACCCCGTGTTACGCATTCTAAAAGCCTTGTTCTGCCCTGACCACTGTCCTACAATGGCGTTTAAGAAATATCTAGAGGAAAATCCGTGGGCTCCAGAGGCAAGGATGTACGAAGTGTGATCGAAGGTCCTTATGCCTTTGTAGGAGACCTGCACGGCAGATACAGGCTCCTACAGGGTATTTTAGACAGAGATAAAAGTAAAAAGTACCATTATGTCCTTTTAGGAGATATATTACACCACAAACCTTTTTTTAAGAGACATAAGCCCAGTTCTCCCCTTAAAATACTCAGAATGACCTCGAATCTCATAGAAAGAGGTAAGGGTACCTTGATACTGGGGAATAACGAAAACTATGTATTAAGAAGTTTAATAATGCCAGAAAAAAAGATAAAGAAAAAAGAGCTACTTTATACCCTGGAGTGCTTAAAATCCCTTGAGATGTCAGAGAGATTGCACTATATCTCTATGTTATCTAGCGCACCTCTGAGTCTCGAGCTCCCTGGCAACTTCAGGCTAGCCCATGCCTATTACCCCCACAACGGACAAAATGTAACGAGGGATACGGTTATCTTTGGGCCGGGGTACCCCTGGTATAAGGATGAAGATTTGTCAAAACACATGATCCACCCTGCCTATCAGTATTTCTTCGGGCATTACGGATTACCATATCACCATCAAAATGTCCATATCTTAGATGGGACTAATCTCGAGACCACATCGGTGTACTACAGCGATCGGGACGAGACTGTGATATACTATTGACTTGGGTCTCTATGGATCGGTATGGGTCACTTTAATCCCCTAGGCTACTCTGTCCTCAGTCCTGAGATGACCAGGACCGTGTACGGAGAAGAGGCTGTAGACTCTTACTGCCCCGATCAGGCAGAAGTAAACCATATCATCGATGATATGGAGAAGTTTGGGGTAGAGTTTCCAATTAAAAACCCTAAGTCTTTTACAGAACTATCTGACTTTTATCTCCCAAATCTGGAAGACTCTGGTATATCAAAACATTTTGATAAAATAAGCAAGGATTTGCTGTCCGAGAAAGTAAAAACTCTTCGCAGATTCTCTGATACCGACACCCTAGACATACCGGACCCTTCAGATATAGTGTACGAATCTGGATGGGTACGCTATACCTGGTGTGATGACCAGTGTGAATGGGATGTGGAAATCAGAGGAGAAAAAGGCTTAAGCGGAGTAGATATCGCTATTTTTGACTGCGAAACTTTCGTAAGAGGCACAGACTTTGGGCATCCCATTCTCGCTACGGCATTTTCTCCAGGATCATACTGGATTTGGATGCATGAGTCTTTTGTAGACCCCGAAATACCTTACGTACCTCAACTAGTACCCCTCGGCACTACTAATTCCATACTAATCGCTCACAATGTGGGATTTGACAGGCAGAGGACAGAGGAAGCTTACTATCTCAAGCACGATCCTTTTAATCCAAACAAACCCTTCGGAAACCTCTGGTTCGACACACTGTCCGCCCATATAAACATCTCCGGCCTCGCTTCTGATCAGAGATTTTGGTTTAGCCAGAGCGCAGATACTAACAGGTTTGAGAGTAAAACTCCGCCTAAATGGGCAGACAAAGGGTCTATGAATAATCTAGTCGATGCGTATAACTTCCACTGCTGTCCTGTGGTTAGAATGGAAAAAGAGTCTAAGAAGACTCGAAACCTCTTCGTCGTGGCCGACTCGATGTCTGATTTTGTCCCCGACAGGGAAGAACTTGTCTCTTACGCTCTAAGAGATGTGAAGGTCACTCATGAATTGTATTCCGTCCTCGTTGTTAAATACCTGCAATCTAATCCCTCTTTGACAACCCTCTACGGTCATTTTGCTCAGACATCTTCGATCCTACCGGTAACCCCGGGGTGGAAAGATTGGGTGGATGGATGTGAAAAGATCTGGTCTGAGGCTGTAGATAGACAGAACGAACTCCTTAGCAGCTTGGCAGAACAGTTGTTGGAAGACTGGAAGAATGACGAAATCGATGTGAAATCCGACCCCTGGCTCTCTCAGCTAGACTGGGAGGCTAATTATGATCTTAAAAAGAACGGACAGCCTAAATCGGTTTGGTACGGAATACCTATGTGGTATAGAAAAAATGCCAAGAATAACAAAGAGCTGGGGAAAATTGTTCTAGAGCCTATCACTACAAAGAGTAGGCTTAGCCACATCTTGTTAAGGTTAAAGTGGAACGGCCAGCCAATTATTTACAATAGCACAAAGGGGTGGACATATCTCGATGTGGAAAAGTCTGAGTATGTGCGAGTCCCCCATCCCAACGGGGAAGGACTTAATGTGGGCGGAGTACTTAGTAAAGATTATATCGACGATTTTGAATCAGGAGTCTTGTCCAGCGATTTGCCTCAGGCCCAAGAGCTAATTCAATTGGCTGTTAAGGTATCCTACTGGACCTCTGTCCGCAGTAGGGTAAAAGAGCAGTTGCCTCTACCCTCTTTAGACTCCGATCTAACCGTGATAGTCCCTCAGACCATCCCTCACAATACCGCTACTAACAGGGCCGGTGAGCACCTCTGGCTCACGGTACCCGACCCCAAACCCGATAAGATCGGGACTGAAGTGAAGACTAGGGTCCAGGTCAGTTCTCCCTGGACCTTTGTATCCTCCGACTACGACGGGCAAGAATCAGTAGTCGCTTCAATCTTTGCTGACTCGGAACATAAGATAGCTGGCAGCACTCAGTTCGGTCACAGTGTTCTTGCTGGATCGAAGGAAGACGGAACTGACATGCACACTATGACAGCGAAGACGATCGGAATTTCCCGATCTATCGCTAAGGGATGCAATTATGGCATGCTTTATGGTTCAGGAGTAAAAACTCTAGCCGCTACGATTAGAAAAGGTAATAAGAGTATTAGCGTGAAAGATGCAGAAGAGATGGGGAAGACTTTGATAGCCAGGAAAAAGGGGAAGAAAGCCAGTGATCACTCTGGCAATTTAATAGGCGGTAGTGATTCCTTCGCTTATAACGAGATGTCCAGAATCGCCAACTCTGAGATTCCTAGAAATCCCCTAAGCGGCACAAAAATGTCCACTGCTTTTCGCCCTCAAAATGTAGGAAAAGATTTCTTTACAATGAGGAATAATTGGGTTATCCAGTCCACCGGAAGTGCAATGCTCCATGCTTTCCTAACAGCAATGGAGTATTTGACTCAGAGATATGGTGTAAAGGCTAGGTTTTGCATGTCAGTGCATGACAGTGTCCTTTATATGTGTCATGAAGAGGACGCCGATGTCGTCGCTGCGCTGTATCAAGTCGCCCATCTATGGTCCTGGGCGTGGTTGCGTTACAACTACGGGATCTGCGAGATGCCACATGCCAATGCCTGGTTCAGTAGTATCGAGATCGATAAGATTTTTAGAAAGTCGGCCACGGCGAGTACGGTGACCGTCTCTCAGCCTGCCAGAGAACCAGACGGTCGTGCTCATACGATTACAAGCCTCGTCCCTGTGCTAAACTCTCTGAGAAGTTTAGAATCCCCCCCGGTTTGATTTTTCTAGCAGAACTTGTAGCCGCGACACAGTGCGGTATCGCTTCGTATTATGGTAGGGGCGATGGATTTGCAGGGCAAATCACTGCTTCTGGTGAGGTTATGCGCCCCGGCGAGTTGACCACAGCGCATAGGAAGTTACCTATGGGGACTAGGGTCAGGGTCACTAATAGGAGGAGTAAGAGGTCCGTGGTTGTGAGAGTCAACGATAGGGGGCCGTATAGTGGTAGAGGACGTATCCTCGATCTGTCCTACGGCGCTTTCATCAAGATCGGTTCTCCTAACTCCGGGCTAATTCCCGTCTGTTACACAATCCTTTAGATTTTGTTAACAATAGAGCTGAGCAGGTACTTCACTGTGTTACAATCGGACATGATGTCTTCGACTACATTAAGAACACCGTACTCAGCTTTTTCGTCAGCTTTTTTGTGTAGTTTATCTAGAGCATCGCATAGCTCTTCACAGACCTCAAGAACTTCTTTAGCTAACTCACTACAATCGTCCCATTCAATCTCGGGGACACTGCTAAAGATTTTAGCAGGAATCTCAACACCCTTGCCTCTTGCCTGCTCGGCAAGGTTGTCAATTTTTTCTTCCACCATCTCGTAAATTCTCATAAACAGGAGGTGAAAGGAGTAGAAATTTTCTCCCACTGAGTTCCAGTGGGCGAGCTGAGCTGCTCCGGCGAGACTGTACTGTGCTGTTAAAGCGTCGATGAATTCGGTTTCCATGGCGGATAGGGGGGGGGAGGAGGGGGTAGAGAAGGATTACTTACGTGGCAGTATCCTCATTATACTGTCTATTTAAATCCTGTGTTATAACCTGATAAGCGCTTGTTTCTGCCTCTGTGTTGGGTAAGGTTCCTATGCTGTTTCTCCACAGCCCCATTTCTATATTTAATTTAAACCATGGCGGTATGTTCTCTTCGGATTCTATACCCTCCCTCGTACACTTCCACACATTAGTAAGAGTTCCAGTCACAACTTTGCTGCTGTCTATGGTACCATCCGTTCCAATAGCGGTGATAGGTATAAACTCGTAGGTCGCGTTTCCAGACCCTTCTTCTCCAGTACACTGGACGTACAGGTTGTCACCTGTCAATCTCCCACACCGGTTATCTTCGACCACATACTTCTGGACTTCTCCCTCTCCGACCGTACGTCGCCATACAGCAAGGCCGGTCTGACGACTCTCTGATCCCGGGGTAACCAGGCATTTACGGACAGGTAGGAAGTCTGCTACTTCTACAGGATCGAATGCTGCGCAGGGTTGAGAGTAAAATCTCCCATCCGGTATTAACACCTCAATGCTGTATGACTGCTCGTAGATAAATTGACTAGCTTCTTTTGTTACTTGAACGAAACGCTCTGAACCCAATTCGAAGCCGGTTTGGAATTCTAAACCTGGTATCTCAGGTACCCACCCGGTTATAGAATCTGCCAACAAGTCGAGAATAGGCAGACAGAAGGAATGTCCTTCCCTCTGTGCCTGCTTTTGTACGAGAGTAAGAGTGTAGTTTAATGAACGTTTTCTAACAGTAGGTATATAAGCCCCCTTATTAGGGTTATCTGTATTGCCGTTTGTAAACGCGACGATTATCATTGCCCCTTCAGCTACTCGACCTGACTGGTCGAGCTCTTCCGCGAGCCTTAGGACCACAGCGCTTTGGCCCAAAGTCCCATGGACACGACGATAGAGCTGATTCTCGATCTCGAGGAGCATTAGGGGTATGTTAACGTCTTAATAGCTTTCAACGGATTCTGTGAGTTTTGAGTCGGTAATTCTATCGATTCTTTTAACCTTGCCTCTCTTAGGTCTTCTTGCTACAATAATAGGGTTCGCCCTAAAACACCTTCTTTTCCTCGCCATGCCCGACAAAATTACTTGGGAAAACACTTTAGACAACACCTATCGCTGCTATGTACTCATGCAGACGGATACTTATGGCTATTTGCGCATGGAGCGTCTAGACAGTGGCGAAAGGGTTTTGGATCAGGAAGTCCCGGTCTCGAAGTATTTCAGGGAGCAAGATGTGTTAAGCTGGGGAGATGCTTGTATGAAGAAGGCCAAGGAGCTTGAAAATTGACAGCAGGGTTGAAGATCAGGTAAGAAGTGTCGCTTTGTCGTCTACTAGTAGAAGACGTGTAGGTTGCCTTCTCTTCCGCAAGAGCCGTCTCGTTGTTAGCGCCCCCAATATGGAGGGGAAAACACACCCCTTTCAGTCCCGCTTAGCAGATATGGCCGGTGAACCCTATCGTCGGTCTCTGCACGCGGAGATAAGAGCGTTGTTGAGGGCGAAGGAGGTTTGCGACACACTGGTAGTAGGCAGACTAGATAAGTCTGGTAAATTCCGTCTCTCTAAGCCCTGTTCCGTCTGTCAACTTGCTATAGCAGAGTATGGGTTGAAGAATGTTTACTACTCTACCGACGATGGTTCTTGGGAAGCTCTAGAACTCCCCTCCTGATACGAAGTCCAAGAGCTCCCATAGGCCTGTAGTGTGGTTATAAGCCATGATGTCCCCGGGCATAGGGGAACGAGTAAAGTTGATGTCAGCGAGGTCGCGAAGTCTTCTAGTCGCTTCGAGGTTTATGATATATTGCCTAAGTTCACTGGCGGATTGTTTATAAGCCGTTGTATCTGGGAATACACCAAAACTCGAGTGTGTTAGCCCCTGGAGACCGCTGGTATTATAACCACACTCCGCCGTTCCGTTACTCGGAACAACTACCACTGATCCCGATCCCCCGGGCATACCGGGATTAAAGGGGTCGTACCCGTAAACCTGATTCTCGTCGCCACTTAGCATTGTTTAGTCCTCTTCGTTGTGTCAGAAGCTGTCGGCTTCTTCTAAGCCGCCAGTAGTAATATCGCCGTCCGTATTCTCTACGACCAGAACATCCCCTTCTTCCGGCGTAGCCGCGTTCTGGGTATCAGTGAACGATGCGACGTCCCGGGTGGTTTCAAGCTCGTCGAAGAGTTTATTGACGGCTAAAGTGCTGTCACCGATGACGGTGGGATTCTGCCTATCCAGAGAACCACTGGGCTGTCTGGGGGTCACATTATCCGCCACCAGTGCACCCTTGCGGACATACGGGCTCCAGCGATTATTCGTCCCCCACCTCTGTTCCCAACGAGATAGTGATGCCGGTGTAAACGCTCTATCTCTCTGCGTATTCGACATTGTCATTGCACATGCACCTGACCAGTACCGATACGCTTCTTGCCACTTTAACCCGCTGGAGGGGGAGTCTTTAGCTGCCCATAGGTCTAGCTGCTTCAGGGCGGCCTCTGCGGCGTCCACGACCTGCTGTCGAGGCCTTAGAGTGTCGAGATACCACCTGGCCAGAGTAGCCTGAGTTCGGCGGTACGAGCCCGCGATCAACAGCTTACCCTGTGGCGGTGCAGTCTCGATAAAATTATTTATAAGTTGAGCGGCGTCGTTAAGGGCTACTTGAATGCGCTGGTAATTTACTGTATTCGCGGTGGGATCTTCGATGCGAGATAGCTCTAGGGCTTCGTTGAAGCCAAACACTTCGATGAAGTAGTCGACTGTAGCGGGGTCGCAGTTGTTAGCGACACCATATGCGTCAGGGGGCGGGGTGTATGGTGACATAATCTTACTTCTATATAGCTTTCAACGGTGAAAGTATGGTAGGATTGGTGCACTAGCAACCGACTTGTCATGCCCCGCAAACCTGTAAACAACTTTGTCGTGTACGCTTTTTATCGGGACCGCGACGACCGGTTTGGACGGTACAGGACCGTATATTATATTGGTAAAGGTAAACCTAATAGGCCGTATCAAAAATCAGGCAGGGTTATTAAAAGACCTAAAGATATCAGTTTTATAGAGATTCTTCATAAAGACCTTGACGAGGACACAGCCTTTGAATACGAGAAAAAATTTATTCAGTTGTACGGACGCGCAGATGCTTTCCCAGAATGGGGAATTTTGCGTAATTTGACCAATGGAGGAGAAGGATGTTCCAACCCCACCCAAAGAGTAAGAAATATTATCTCTAAAAGAATGTCGGGGCAGAATAACCCAAGGTACGGTCTAAAGGGTCCATTGCATAATCGGTTTGGGATTACCCATACACAAGAAACAATTAACACTCTTTCTAAGTTCTATGACTGGTATCACCCGGACCACGGGGAGCAGTTAGGAGTATCAACTAGTGAACTAGCTAGAATGTTTTTAGACCAAGAGTTAGACAGATCTGCCTTAGTAAAAGTTGCCCTAGGTAAAGAAAATCATCACAAACGGTGGGTTTTACTTGAAAATAAAAACATAGACTTAGAATTAGAGAAAATAAAGTCTAAAAGAGGAAAGTCATTCGACTGGTATCATCTAAATTACGGAAAAATAAGCAACCTTTCATGTGCAGAAATGGTTTTAAAATTTCAAGATCAGGCTTTAACCTTATCGGGTTTAAGCAAAGTATCAATTGGAAAAGCTAAAAGCCACAAAGGATGGATTTTATACAAAAATCAAGGTAAAATTTTTAAAGCAGACCCCGAATCTAAGCCAGAAATAAACGGATTTAACTGGATACATAATAAGCACGGGGTTCACTTAAACCTTAGCTGTTCTGAACTTATTAAAAAGTTCCCTGAGCTAGGATTACAAAGAGGTAGATTATCATACGTTTCCACGGGGAAATCAGATAGCCACAAGGGGTGGAAAATATATAATCCATAAAAAAAAAGCCCACCGTTACGGTGGGCATTACTATTTATTCTCTAAATCGTTCAGCTTGCGCCTACAGGATTGAGGAATACGGCGCCAGCGCCGACTCTGCCAGTCTCTCCCATACCAACAATTTCGAAGTTGCGTTCTACAAGAATATCGCCGGTAAATGTACGGCGGTCAAGATTGAAGCGCTCAGGAACTGCAATGGGGTAACCTGAAAGTTGATAGGTATATGCAAACGCCGGAGTTCCATAATTAGCATCTAATGCAGGTTGGAAACCATCAGTTGCACCACTGGGATGATAGAAGAGAATAGCCACGTTGTTGTAGATATTCTCAAGCTTATCAGTCTCCTGATTCAGCTTTAGGCGACGAGCAACGCGAATTTCGTCGAGACCGAAGATCTCGGCGAGAGTTTTCTCGTTTACTAGTACACCACGCTGCATGAAATCACGAATTCTTTTATTGCGTTTTAGCGCATTAAAAGCGTCAGGAGAGATAACCATTTTATTCGGATAAATTCCGACCTGGCCCCTCACTTGTTCTTTCATGTCATCAATTAGCACCTCAACATCAGAAGTCGGGCTATTGAACTGATCTGCACCGCTGTTGTAAGTGGCGAGATCAAGAACGTTACCAGACTCATATTGAGTTACGTCTTGAATCTTAGTTGCTACTTCAACCTCAAACGACTGCATTAGGCGATTAGCAGCGTCTTTAGCAGCAAAAGCACGAAGATCGATGGCGGCTGCGCCGTTCTTTGCCTCAGCGGCAACCTCTTCAGCAATTTCCCAACTAATAGCTTCTTGGCGAAGCGCAAAGCTACGAGTTCCGAACTCCTGAGAAATTTTCTGGATATTGGTACCAGGTGCACGGAGGAAAGTTTGAGCGGCAAACGCTTCCTTTCCAAACACCAAAGTTCTACCAGCACGTACATTCATTGACACAACTGGGCCAAAGAAAGTAGCAACACCTTCCGCATTTTTATACCCTTGGGCAATTTGGGTTAGAATAGGATCTATGATTCTAACCTGATCTAGATTCATCATGATAGTTTACCTCCTATTCTTAAGAACCAGCTTCGTTACCCAGTTTTACCCGGATATATTGTCCAGCACCGGCAGTACCGATGACGTCCAGAGAGCGACCAAGAATCAGGCCTGAACCAGCAGTGCTGCTAGCCTTACCAGTCGCATCGGAATACACAGCGTCGTCTACTGCGAAGGTAGAACCGGAGTCAACTTCGGCAATAGCAATGCCCGTAGTGACTACGCTCATGAGCGATTGATACGGGAATACGCCGGGTTTACGGGGGGTGGTAGAAGGATTGCTTTCACCTTCATAAGTTCCAGGCCAGATATACGCAGTACCACCGCTGATAGCGGTAGCGGGCGCAGGCAGGACAGTCGCAGCGGTATCGCTAGTCCGAGTCATAACTCGAAATAGCTGAGCACCAATCTTGATGGTGTCGCCGACGTTGAGTTCAGGGTCGAAGTTGGTATTGGAGCCTGTCACAACGCCACTGGTGTTGATGGACAGAGTACCGGTAAGCGCGGTCATAGACGCGTCTTCTACCTGATAACCCTTATCGGTCAGTTCGCCCTGACCGTACAGCTTATAAACATTAATCCCGGCGGCATATTCGCCAGCACCAGGATAAGCGCCACTTCTCTTGACGAAGCGGCAGCGTTCGATTCCATTAGAGAGAGCGGTAGCGTCGGTGACGGTTACCGTTTCTACATACTTATGGTCGAACGACATATAACGAGGATCAGTCGCCATTTTGCCTCCTATATTATTGGTTGTTGTTAATGATCCGTTGAAGCGTTTCCTTTAAATGTAACCAGAACAGAAAGCTTAGCTTTCTGCCGGGGCGGAGTGCCGCCCCGTTGTTACAAGGACTTATTTTACTCGCTAAGCTCTTCTAGAACGAGTTTAACTGCGGACATGTAGTCAGGAGCCTTACCCGATTCAGAGTATTCCACAGCTTTAACATGGATGTCTGCATTACGTTGATCGTAGACATAACCATCAGCGCTGGGGCGAGGAGCCTTAGCCTTCTTAGGTGCAGAAGCGGGAGTAGCTACTTCGCTGAAGTTGACCATGGCAGGTAGGCTCTGCAGCATAGACTTCATAAACTCGAACTGAGTTGCCTTACCGGCTTCGCTGAAGTTTACATTATTCTTGGGGTTCAGGGTCTCCATAAACCGAGAAAGATCGGAGATGGGGACGACCTGTTCGGTTAGCTTACCCTCACTGTATAGACCTTCACAGAAATCGGTAATCTCTTTCTGCCTCATAAGTCTACGCTGTGCGGCCAATTCTTCTTCAAGTTCGGCTACTTTGATGGAGAGGGGGTCCGGGTCTGACTCTTCAGCGAAATCAGTGGTTTCAGTTACAACTTCTTCTGATTCGGGCTCGGCATAGCCGGGCATCATGCCCTCACCCATCTCTTGTGAACCTTGTGCGAGTTGATAAAGAGCCATGATGAGCTGCTCTTCGGTATACTGAGATGCGAGATCGGAAGCTACCTGCTCATCGTCGTCGCCCGACATATCCTCGACATCGGCATCGGCTTCGGCTTCAGGGGCCATCTCTTCTCCTTCTTCGCCCTCCATGCCGTCAGGACCAGCGCCCTCTTCGTCGACCGGAGGAGCAGTGCCGGCATCTTCGTCGCCCATCTCCTCACCATCGGGGCCTTCGACCATGGACAGTGAAGCCATCCCCTCCTGCTCATTGCGCATGAGGCTAGGGTCAGCCACACCTGGCGTCGGAGCTTCAGGAGCCATCTGGTCCGCGTACTCCATATCATACGGAGCAGGTGAACCGGTTTCCTGTACCGGCTCTCCCTCTTCGTCTGTAGCCTTCATGCCATTAATGTTGACATTGATAGTCATACCCCGACCGTCGGCATGATCGACAACCTGTTGTTGGGTTTCTTCAGCGGGGGCTTCGGTTTTTCTTTTAGCCATAGTAGGTAAAGTTTCTTGAAATGAAATAGAAGACTCCGTTGGAGTTATTGTAATCGAGCCTTCGGTTGGGTTTTCGGCAAAGGCCGTGAGACCTTTTACCGCAGGGATTGACACAAGGCCGAGATGGCGAAGTGCTAATTGTCCCGGAGACGGATTGGTATCCGCGTCAGGGAGATAGAAAGAGCTACTTACTTTCTTAAAGACACCGTCACGGATCAGTCTTTCTGCCTTGGGGGTAAGTTCTACCTTACCCCAAAGGGATTTACCTTTCCGCCACACCTCTCGTACCCAGCCAAGAGCCGGGGTACCATCGTCTTGGTCATGGCCAATGATCAACGGTGCTTCGTGACTATCCGGGTTGTAGCTAGATACAACCTGGTCCAGATCGCCCTCTTCGAACACCATTTTTTGTCCGCTAGAGCTGATCTGGGGTCCTGAACGGAATAGCTCGATGTAAACAGTCCGTTTAGGCTGCTGTTCAGTGATCGGCTTATCCCCGTTCATGACCACTTCTTCGCTGTACCGCTGTCTTCTGGCCATTTAATTAAAAGGTTTCCCTAACGTTTAGGTTAGTAGCGTTGAGGAATGAAGTAAATCTTTCCTCATTTCTACTAAAGCTATCACTTAGCAGGGATATTTGTCCCACCGGAGTGCGGACAATGGTAACGGCTAGGCGTTCCAGAGTCGGAGAAGTAGCCACGTAGGCATCCATTCTCACCGTACCCTGCTCGAGTAGGGTGGAGTCATTGTTGGACGTATCGCATACAACGAGGTAGGCCTGCTCCGGACGATTACCGAACAAAGCGCCTTGACGATAGAACTGATTAAGAACCTGAGTAGCAATGGACTTAACTCTAGAGAAAACAGTATTACTGCTGTCAATCGACTCGAATAGGACGTCATCAAAGCTGCGGTTCATGATGTCAATTAAGACATTTAGAATGACCCGAGTGTTGGTGAATCGGAATAGCGGGCTGCTGGACAAGGTCCGTGCACCCCAGACCACAATGCCACGATTAGGTAGCGACCTAATCGGGTTTAGGCCGAGAGCGTAGGTAACCTCTTGCTGCTGAGCACTGATAGAGAACTTAAGTCCCACCACACCCCGTAGCGGATATCTCGAACCGGCAGGCGGTTGCTGGAATCCCTCGTTGATGTATCGCCCGCAGGCGGTACCGGCGACGAATGAGCTAGGGGGGATGAAGCGGTCGTCTAGGTTCTTCACATACGGTGCGTAGAAGGAAGCGTGGCCATAGAACGAGCCTACAGTCCTCTTGATAGTGTTCAGTTCATCTTGGGCTTGTGAGAGGTTTTCTACATCGCCTCCGCAGTCGATTAGGGCGACATGCTGAGTATTGGTAATCCCTTCAGTCGTACCGAACTTACCTTCAGCAGCAGCGATTAGGGTCTGGGTCACTTTAAGCCGCTCGGTAATCGCTTCGCTACGTGAGGAGAGATCAGAACCTGCAGAGTAGGCTAAGGTCGCATAGGCCTCCGGCGCCATTAGGAACCCGGGAGCATAGTATTCGTCTCCCATACCTTTCTTAATGGCATAGACAAAGTCTTGGGCCCGAGCTGCTGAGGTAAGCTTATAGGATTCATACGCGATATCTTCAGATTCCGAAGTCAGCTTGACAACATTGCTGTCAATAAGTCCTTGGCGATTAGTACCAGGGAGCACGGAGCTCACTAGACCGTTCTTCGCGGTGATCCGAATTCTGAGAACGTAATCAAAAGACGAGAAGCCATTGGCCAGAGATTTCTCTAGCTTAGCCGAAGTCCCTGCAGAGACAGTTACAGTGGCCGGAGTTACCGTAGCACTGGTATCATCGGAGATCGCTGAGACAGTGAACCGGGTGCCATTAGCTACGAATGTAAACCCTACGCCAAGTTCTTGCGTAAACAAGGTGTTAGTACCGGTCACACTACCCGAGCTGATTGCCAACGTTCCGCTGAGGTCTATGTCTTCAAGGTCAGGGCGGATAAACGGCGTTCCTGCTTCGCTTAGGACATTGCTTACCTCGTAGCCATTATTGGGGACGTAGTTAGTCCCGCTGTAATTAGCGTCGATGGTAGCCGACTCTACGGTGTAATATTTATCAAGTTCTTTTTCAGCGAGAATGGAGATCAGTTCGTCCCTGAGGCTATTTGTTAATTCGTCAGGGGTTGCTCCGTTAACAATGATGGCCCGGTTTTCTCCGGCAACATTGACATAGAACACTTGAACGGAGTCGGGAACATATTTGGTTCTGGTAAGACCATCCGCGCTAATGGTGCCCGTAGGCACGTTGGACTCTTTGACAAAAGAAGTCGTTTCTAAGTCATAACGCCAATACGCTGCGTCGGCATCCGCCCACTTGTCACCTGCTCCGACACCTGAGCTAAAGTCCTTAGACACAGCTACGAGCTTATCATTTACATAGGTAATAGATTTAGAGTCGAGATAGGCTTTCAGGATATCTGATTGATCAGTGGCCGGGTCATAAGTGCCGGGAGTCTCCGCATTGGCAGCGGCGATGAACAGGCTTACAGCCGAACCATCAACGTAGAGGATAGGTTCTCCGGTTTCGACCTCTCGGCTATTACAACGAAAGCTAATGTCCTTAACTGAGGTGTAGAGTCTTACTACACCGGTAGTATTGATATCTAGAGGAGATGCATAGCCGGTATCGCTGAAGTTATACGCGACAAAGCGGTCGACCTGAGGGAGGTAGCTATTGTCACGAGAAAAGATGCGGAATTTACCCTGAGTCGCCTCGGTCGCGGTTTGTTCTACAGCGTAGAAGTCAGAGAAGCCATCAGAGTCGGCTGAAGAGAGGTAGTTAAAAAGGTCACGGGCGTTATCGAGCTGATCGATCCCGGTCGTGGTAATAACTCTAATCTCATCTCCGTCTGCGTCAGAGACGTTGATAGGAGTTCCGAAGTAGCGACCGTTAACCTTGATAGCAAAAGCGTTATATCCCGCTCCGGCGTTACTAGCGCTGATATCGATGACGGTCTCTGGGGTCGGAGTTACACGAGTGAAGTATAGGATGCCATTTACACCTACGTTATCGAAAAACCCCTTTACCGAATCGTAAGTTGTTAGCGCTCCGACACTGGTGCTAGGGGCCGATCCACCAATTTTACGAAGAAAATCATCAGCCGATGCGATCTGAGTCGGTGTGTATGGTAAAAATTCTGAATAGATCCCCTCACTGCCATCGCCATAGTACTCATCTGCTGGTGTAGTACCAAACAGATATCCTACAGCGTGACTAGCAAGAGGCTGTGGAAGTCCACCCGTCGCGGCTTGGGAAATAAAAACCCCGGGACGATTCAGTGAACTCACATTAGTTGTGATGGAAGTAGCCAAGGAAAACTCTCCATATGCGATAGTCCTTTCAATAAGCTTTCAACTAAAAGATTTGACATTTTCCCCGCCGTAAACGGCAGGGGCTTTTCTGCTTCAACTCCTCAAGCTCAAACATGTCCATCAGGTCCACAGGCACTACCCGCCAGCCCGGCGGTGAGAATATTCTTGGCTGCTGAACTTAAGGGAATAGTTCCTCCTGGTTAATGTCCAACTGAAGTGTACTGATCGTACAGTTCAGTCATGATCCAATCCGAGCATAGATCTTTGCCACACTTCGAATTACCCATCATTCTTATAGTTCTACGCAAAAGTTTATTAAAATCCTCCGGATCAATGATAAGGGAGATTAGTTTTACGAATCGCTTCAGTTCTTCCTGATCTCGGTTCAAGGAGATTTCATACAAGACCATCATGTACTTTAATACGTCTACAGCGTCTATTTCATTACTGAAGTGTTTAAGGTGGGGTTCAGGCATCGTTGTTGTTAATATTCCCTATTTGATCCATTGCATCTTTGTGAATTTTGCACAGAACGACAAATTTCGACATAGGTACCGATTCCATGGCAATTAAATTCTCAAAAGACCCGTTCTGTACTGAGTAACACTGACGTAACCAAGTCTCTTTGGACATATAGTTACAGAGTATGTGTTGTCTGACTTCTGAATACAGACATTTTATAGATCGGGGGAGAAAATGGGAGAAATCGAGAGATTTATTTGTACAGAGATAAGAGAGTATCTCGGTGACTTGTTGACCTGAAATGACTTCTTCCTCGTCTTCTGTAAAAATCATGTCAAAATACTCCAGGTCGCTGCCCTTCATATCTCTAAATGATACGCAACGACCGGAGATATCGTAGCATGATATGGTGTAGTCAGAATTACGCTTAGTCGTTACTTTTCATATCAGAGTTCCCATCCCCCCCCTTAAGCAGAGGACCCATGGCTTCCCCTAGCTTCTCAATCTGCTTACCCCTTAGTCTTTTAGCATCTTTCAGGGTAAGTTTACGACCACCGCTATCCGGATAATGCAAGATGCAGATAATCTTCAGCGTAGCTTCAATATCATCGATCGATTCGTCGGAAGAGATCTCTCCAATAGAGATTAATTCGTCGGCATTCGGTTCTTTGAGAGAAAGAAATTTGCCGGGATAAATCTCCACAGCGATGATTTCCGGCTCTCCGAAGTCGAACTCATCTTGGGAGGTTTTGGCCAGAGATTCCAGTTCTCTAGTTGATTTAGATGTTAGTGGCATATTTGAGGGTGGAGGCTTATGGCCGGTATTTAAGATTATAGCACATGAGTGTTAATTTAACACCCCACGGGGAGAAGGCTGTCAAATAGCTACCTGTGTACTATTAGCTTTCAACGGTTTTTTGCCATTTTGCGTTGAAAGCAGGGTAGAGGGGGAGGTAAATTTGGCTGTACAGAGTAATCCGTACCGGCACTGGGAGGACGAGAGAGATGAGGCTGATTACCGGTCTCGTGAAACTCAAGCCAGTGCGCTTACGAGGCAGATGCTTAGGCAACCCGAATATCTGTTGCGCAGCAACAGGGTTAATCCTGGGCCTTCAAGAAATCTCCGCGCTCGAGTCGCTGATTCAGCAGCCCAGGAGCCTCATACACTCTGTAACGAAGAGGTGTGGGGTTGGCAGCGCTGGGCAGAGACCGGGGAATATCTCTCTGCGTCCGATGTCTCCAGCAATCTTCTCGAAGAGTCTACGGATTCATCAGACATACCCGGCTGCGGTGAAAGCTAGGTAGAAGAAGTATTAAGTGCAGCATGGCTTACTATGACAACCCTGGTCAGATAAATGATGAAGCCATCAGTATAGCTGGTGGTAAAACATTTCAGGTTATTCAGATAGCCGATAGTAGCGGTAATATTGTCGACCCGGCACAGGGTTCGGTTGTGTTTGATGGCGAAGTAACGATCGACAATGAAGTCGAGATAAAAAACGACTCGGGTAACCCGGTACCGGTTAGCGATGCAGGCGGTAGTCTGACTATAGATAACCCTGAACTTACTAGTCTTGACGGAAAAATCCCCGATAATCTGACTGTTTCTAGTACTAGATTACTTGTAGAGCCATCTCTCCCCCCTGACGCTGCTACGCAGACTACCCTGGCAGCCTTGCTGACAGAGCTGGAGTTAAAAGCTGATTTGTCAGAGACTCAGCCGGTCTCTTCCACCGTACCAATAAGCTCCCCGACTACCACCAGTGTTAACAGCAGCGTGGCCAGTGTTACTATCCTAGCTGCTAATTCTAATCGACGTGGGATTAGTGTCGCCAATGACAGCACTTCTGTATTACGTCTTTCGTTCACTAACCCCGCTACAAGTGTTAACGCCTTTATCGTCATGCAGCCAAAATCCTTCTTGCTCTTAGATCAGCAGTTGATTGTAGGTAATGCCATCTATGGGATTTGGGACAGTGTTGACGGTACGGCTCAGGTAACGGAGTACGTCTAGTTCTATGTCGTTTTATTCTCAACCTAATGTCTCCGGCAACAGCGGAGAACTTCAGTATAATGATAACGGGGTATTGTCGGGTACTTCTGGGATTAACTATGAGAGTTTAAAGACCCTCTTGAAAACTCTTTCCGAAGCAGAGGCGATCAGGTTTCAAGGAAGCTACAGCATCGGTGTTCCAGGCACCGTACCCTTCGGTGTCGGCCCTGTAGCAGGGGTAGGACAAGATCTTGCACCTTTAGACCTGGGTCAGTATAATGTGGTTGATATTAAATCTGGTAGCTTTTGTTGAAAGCTAGATAGTAAGTATTTACCCAGCTATGTATACACGTTACTACAGGGCGTTGCCGGAAGACCAGGGGCTTCCGGTCCAGCCACCGGAATCCGACGAATTTGGTAACCCCCTCATATCGGTAATTTGTCTGGAACGAAATAACGATCCCGATGCCAATAATCACACCGGCTACGACTATTGGATGTCACATTCCGATTCTATTGAGCTATTGAATAGCTGGTCAGAGAAGAACACCGGGGTTCTGGAGGAAATTAGCTACGAAGAGCTTCCCAATCCCGTGACATTTTTCCCTCACTTTTGGGTAAGAGCTAGAGACGAGGAAGGTAAGTTTATTGCGGACGACCCCTCTACTCCGGATATTAATGAGGCTTGGGAGCTTAGACAATGAGTATTTTATTAAAAGTTAAAGAGAGAATTATAGGTCCCAGGGGTTTGTGGAACATTGATAACTCTTGGTACGGCTACGCCGACGAGTTCAAGTATACTATAGGCTTGGCCGGGCTTACCGGTTTCGGTGTCGGATGCTGCCGACCAGAGTTATTGCCCAGCGATATTGCCGAGCTACCCGGTACAACGGATAGGTTTAGCCCGAATTATGGTAACTATATACACTTGCCTTCGGCTAGTATTGTTTGTTTCTTACCCTCCCACTATATCGACCTAGAAGCACCGGGCAGTGGCAATGATGCGTTTTTGACAAAAGTCGTAATATCCTCCACGCAATCCGGCAACGGCGTGTTGGCGAAAGCGTTTAGGAATGGGGGTAGCGAACTGGCCGGTGTGTTTGTCGATAAGTATCAGGGTAGTAACTGTCTGCCCGATGGGTCCGGCCGCCCTAACAGCAGCGATGGTCTCCCAGGAACTCTTCCGAGTTCCGGCGGCATCTTTGCTTCCCGACCCTTGCACTGGCCGGTGTCGGCGATTGGCATTAGCGGCACCCTCCGGAGTCCGTTTAGTTACTGCAACAGCACCGCTCTTAATTCTTCTGCTACTACACCGTCTAACAACTACGGGGGGGTGTGGGCAGTATGTCAGAGTCGCGGTAGCGATTGGTACCCCGTACCGATGTGGACCAGGATTCATTTGGGGTACTTAGCCCTTGCTCATTCTCAGGCCCTGCTAGATAACAGTGGGGTCCCAATCTCTGGTGCGATAGTCAACGCGGCTTGGATGGACGAAGCCCCCTATGCCCCGAAGGGCAATAATAATGACGGTTCTGATGTCAATAAGACGAGTCTGGTATTCTCTCGTACCGATGTCGGTGGTAACGCGAGTGGTTGGGCTGGCGAAGCCAGCCGAGCGTTTACCGGCGCGGCGCGGATCGGGACACTTTCAGCCGTCGAGCAAACGACTCATAACGGACAGTTGTGCGGGATTGTGGATGTCGACGGCAACCAGTGGGACGTGACGCCCGGCCTTACCAACAACACCGGAACGAACGCCGGCTACAAGGCTTTCAGCGACCTCGACGACTACACAGCCGTATCCAGCAATGCGGGAATTACCGGGGCCGCTAATGTAATCTCTCTTGCTGCCGACGTATCGGATGATGGTGTGTGGTGGGGCAACGACAACGCATGGATCTACTTGGTGCCCAATGCCGGCGGCACGTATCACCCCTCCTCGACCTGGTCCGCTAACGCTACCCGCAAGGCCATGGCGGAATTTGGTTTACCGCGTCAAGCGGGTACCAGCCTCACCCAGACATCAACTAATATTTTCGGCGGTGACGGCCTGTACCGAGCCCATAGGTCCGATTTGCTCCCGCGTGTTGGCGGTAGCTGGTTCGACGGCGCTTCTGCCGGGTCCTTTGCGGTGGTTCTGCTCAACGCTTCCGGCAACCCGGACCAGCACGTCGGCGGGCGGTCTTGCCGCTTCCTCTCTGTCTAACCTATGCTAGAATTGCGATAGCAATTCTAAATCCGTGTCAGAAACTACCCTCTCTCGAAAAGACGACCCGTATCTTCTCTGCGAAAAGCAGTGCAGGGAGTTGTGCAAATACCTTAACGTAATCACTTTAAACATGCCGAGGTACGAAAAACATATTCTCTCGGCCAAAATGCGAGATTGTGGGTATTCTATGTTAGAATTGGCAGTGTGTGTCCGTCTCAAGGTACACAAGAAGACTGATTTTACAAAGTTCTCCGTGCAAAAAGAGTTACTCAAAAACCTCCTACAACTATCTTACGATTGCGGGCATATCGACCTAAAGAAATTCCGAACAGCCAATAACATCCTCACTGGCGTGGGAAAACGGCTTAGCCCGTTTCTCTCCGCCAGCGAGGTAGGTTAAACTCCAATGCTCCCGCATGTTGGCGGTAACTGGAACAACGGCGCTAATGCCGGGTCCTTTGCGGTGAATCTGAACAACGATTCCGGCAACACGAACCAGAACGTCGGCGGGCGGTCTTGCCGATTTGAGCACATCCACCCCCGAGATGTATGGTTACGGCTGTACACCGTGTGGTGCTCAAAGGTGGAGATTAGTCTAGGGAACTTGTTCCCGAATTACTATGGCACAACGATTCTAGTAGCGAACTAACTGCGAGCGTCTTGTTGTGCCCCGAAAAATTAACCACACCTGGGAACAAATCTGCACATTCGACTCGTTGTATACGGCATGGAGGGAAGTTAAGCGCGGGAAGTCGGAGAGAGGGTTAATATTGCGTTACGAAAACGATCTAGTTGCCAACTTAGAGCGTGTTCTTGAGTCGTTACGTGATGGCACATACCAGCCCAAACCCCATTACGAATTCACGCTCCGCGACACAAAAGCCCGCTTGATCCACGCCCCGCATCTCGAAGACCGCATTGTGCAACATGCTGTGTGTAATGCGATCCGGATCCCTGTCCAGAACAAACTCATCCACCACACATACTCCTGCCTGATCGGTCGCGGCGTCCATAGGTGCTCGGAACAACTGTCGCATTACTTGTCAACCGGCCGGTACAAGTACTATTTGAAGGCCGATGTAAGCAAATTTTTCTACAGCATCAACCACAACGCGTTGATGGCCGAAGTCCGGCGGGTGTTCAAGTGCCAAAAGACTATTAGTCTTTTGGAGTTGTTCGTCAGGGTTAACGACACCGGAAAAGGGATACCTATCGGTGCTAGTACCAGCCAGATTCTAGCCAATCTCGCCCTCAACCCTCTCGACCATCACGCGAGGCGGGATCTGGGCATCGACACCTACCTCCGGTACTGCGACGACATGGTCGCAGTGTTCGAGAGCCGGGATGAAGCGGTGGATGCGTTATCTGGCATAGAACGCCGTCTTAACGGACTCGGTTTCTTTCTCAACCCCTGCAGCCATATTGGGACGTGTTCGGCCGGTATCGACTGGGTCGGGTATAGGCACTGGCCAAGGTACCGCTTGGTCAGAAAGTCAACGATCCGACGAATCCGGAACAAACTTCGATCCGGGCCGCTAGACCACAGTGCGCTTGCGTCCTATCTCAGCCATGGTATCCGCACCGCCAGTCTCCCGTTTCTTTGCCGCCTGTGTTCCCCGTGCCGTGCGTATACAATCTCTCGTTGGCTCGAAAAACGTTGAAAGCTCAGTAAGATAAGCACACATTATCCGATGTATCATGGCAACAACTCGTTCACAAAGGAACAAATCGCAGCTTGGAGAGAGTGGGCTAGACGACAGCAACAAAGAGGTGGCGGTAGCCGACAGCTTGCAGATGATGAAGGATTACGAGAAGCCCGTTACCCCGGAGACTCAAGTCCCCGACCCCGAACCCGTACAGGATGTTCCAGTTGTCGAAGACTCAGGTGAGAAAAGCAAGCCCAGTGTTCTGTCCGCAGAGGATAAAAAGCTCGCGGATAGGATGACTAGAGAGATAGCTAAATATCTCGGACTTAGCGGTAAATCACGCTCTGTAAAGCTGTAGGGCCGTGTTCAACACTGAACAAGAAAAAGAGATCCTAGCCGACTCACTAAAGCGTTCCGGGGATACTAAGAGTATTATCCACTGTCTCGAAACAATAGCCAACAATCACACTCCCTTCGCTCTCTACATCGCGACAAGAGACAGAAGTAATTGTACCTGGATATTCGATCCCGATACTGTGTACGAGATGATCGGGGGTGAAGACATCCATGACAAGACGTTCCGATCTCTGTTCACCAATGATATCGAAAGGTCGCAAGGTATCTTGTTCTACGTGCTCCGCAAGGTCGGCCCGGCGCTGGTGATCCGGCTTAGCGAAGAGACGCTAACCGACATCCTGTCAACTTTCTAACGGAATATATATAACCGTAACGGTTACTGCCGCCGCACTACCACTCTTATTAACCACCTTCGCGTAGATCTCCGACACGGGCGAGGTCTCATTGTTCCAGCCTACGGCCCCCGGAGAAACAATCTGAGACAGCGCTAGGGCGGTGGTGGTTACTTCAGCGATAACACCAGATCCGGGAGCCGGATCGGTTCCCTCCAACCTGCCCGCATCGGCCGTACGGCTAGCGATGTCGGTGTACAGGGTCACCCAGGCCGCAACGGAAGTGGTAACCTTTAACAGCAAGTAGCTTTTCGCACCTGAGATAGTGATATTGGCCGCCGCGCCGTCCGCAATACTCGCACTCGTTCCATCCGATGTCGTCCGTGCCGCTGTAAGTCCGCCACCGTTACTGGCGGCGGTAATCCGGCCTTGACCGTCGACGGTAACACTGGCGTTAGTGTACGTGCCCGCCGTCACAGTCGTATTCTCCAACTGATCCGGCCCGACAACGTTATTGTTCAACGCCCATGTGGTGCCGAATGACGATACGGTTACATCGCCCTTGTCCCCATCCGTAACCCCGACAACTCCGCTGTCCTCGGCCGCAGTAATCCGGCCCTGATCGTCGACAGTAATGATCGGATTCGTATATTCACCTGCCGTCACCGTCGTGTCAAGCAATTCTGTCGGACCAATAGTGTTCGGGTTAATCTCAAACACCGTACCCTTTTCGAGGATGGAGATATCTCCCCGCTCACCATCCGTGATCCCACTCGTCTCCACCGCAAACACCTGCTCGGATAGGGTGGTTAGCGTGGTATTTACGGACGATAGTCCGGACTCGACAACACTCAACCGGCCGGAAAAATTAGATACCGCAAGATTGGTTGAGTCGATCGTCTCGGTTATTTGTGTCCGGTAGGTCTGGACATCTGCCTCCAAGGTCTCAAACGCCCCCTCGAGGTTGGTGAATGATTCCGCGACCGATTCGCTAAGGGCTCCCTGCGCCGAAGCCACTGCAGTGGCGAATACCTTGAGATCCCTAATTTGAGCATATGTTCGATCCGCCGTTCGGACATTAAGAATTCCGGTCTCAGTTGTCGGATCCACGCACTCGGCTATAGAAGAACCTAATCTCAATCCGCTCTTGACTCCTCGGCCATCTTCTACGAAAAGAGAAGTTCCTTCGACAAATCCGTCCTGGGCTAGCACTTCTCCCGTACTAGACAGCTCTTGACGGGCAATGTTCAATAGCCCGCCTGCATAATCTTCTATAAATCTAGTTCTTAGATCCGCCACGTTGGAATAATAAACCCTATTCTATCTTGCTTTCAACGAAAAATGCATAGAGCTGTGGGGGGATTACTTCTGGTGGAGGGTTATTATCCCACCTGACGATCCAATTATTAACCAGAAGCATGCGAATTTTACTGGCAACCCGGGGATTTCCCCAGTCTATCACGTTGCCCCTAAGGTCAATTTCCGTATCGTATTGCTTCCTAAAAGCCCCAATGCCTGAGTTATTGGCACTGGCACAGTGAACGGGGGTAAAGTCGCGCAAAAGTTGCTCCATGACACCAGAGTCCATGTTACAGCCATTAGCATTGAGGTATTTTATGCCCCTATTAATCCCCAGCGTTATGTATCTAAGACTCCTACAATTAGAGATGTCAAGTCGCTCTAGTACCGGAGCTTCATGAATATACAAGTGCTCGAGGGATACGTTACCTTCAAGATTTAAATTTTTTAACTCAAGTCTCGGAGTATTTATGTTCACATAAACAAGACTATTACGCTGAAGATTCATCTTCACGATCTTAGGATCGACAACAAGGCTACTTTTTTTACTGATCCAGTGATCGTCCCAGGTAACCAAAGCCTGATTTGTCAGCTTAAATTCTCTAATAGGCTGCACTGTATCGCTGTCATACTGCTCCAAGGAAATCTCGACAGAATCGGTTAACTGTTTCTTAATCATAGCGCGGTAAATTGTATTACAACGCGTACCGTTGAAGTACTCAGGCCCTTGGCCAAACTCCAGCAGCCTAGTGTTGTTCTCGGTCTTACAGTAAGACAGAAGCGTTCTTGTCATTTTCTTAACCTACCACCGTGTAGAGTGCTGGGGCAAAACTCGAACCAGTACCTCCCTTCGTAAGGGGGATCAAATCTTTTGCATTTTAACATCGAGATGCAAGCTCCGTATTCCATGGGATCCTTTAGACTGGCACAAAGCATCTCATTTTCTTTCAACAGGGGCGACCTACTCGCTTCGCTTAAGCCGCTAGAACTGAAATACCTCTGGGGGTCGGAAGCTTCGATGGTATTGTATACCAGATCGCGGGACAAACTAGACCCCAAAGGTCTGTCTACAGGCACGCTGCCGGGAGAGAAGGCAGGTGTTTCATCGCCATACCCGGTCTCCGGGAACAACGCTTTGTTAAAGTCTTTACCGCACATCGAGTCGGTGTCGTATCCTAACTCATCGCACTGGGTACCCCCAAAGCGTTTGCAGGATTCTATCGGATCGAAGTCTGAGCGGCTACTACCACCACTCTGTGCCACGCTGTACTTAATGGTATAATCAGAGAATACCCCGCTAGTGGGGGTATCTAAGTTTACAATACCAGTGGGGGAATCTCTCCCCGCCAGTAGGCCGTTAGCCAAAAGATTCTCTGAAGCGATGCGGACATAATTACTACCACCCGTATCCACCCCCAACCTCGATGTAAACGAGCCAGTAGACCGGCCCAGATCGGATAGCAAAGCTGCTTCTTCGGGAGAGAGTGAATTGGCCACCCTGAGGCCATTCGGTATTCGCGAATTCCCTATACCAGGTGACTCTGCAATAGCTGCTTCCTGGGCATTAGAGTTACTTATTAACCCTACAAACGCACTAAACTGTTTATTCTGCACATTAAGCAGATTGCGGTAAGGGGATAAGTCGGCAACACTATTTTCTTCCGACCGGTTAAATATCAGTGCCGATAGTTTTGTCACCTCAGACAATCTTTCAATCTGGTCTATAAGATCCAAGATAAGTGTGAAGTCCTCGGCCGATTTATTAACCAGTTGACCAGAGTTGCGATAAGGAGAGAGAGTATATAGCAATCCGAATACACTGCAGTACCTCAGTAACGAGGTCATACGGCCACCCCTAACCCCGTTAAGTATCTGTCCAAAGGGGGAATAGGGGCTCGGATCATTAAGCGCGGAGTACAACTCGTTGGGTATTATCCCCTCCGCTCTTTCATAGAGCCCAGAGATATCCCTGCCCACATTCCCCGATGACTTAGATATCAAATCATTCCACAGAGTTTTTTTAGAGTCATACATATCTCCCGGCATAGTCACCATTTGAGATACCATGCCAGAGAGTAGAGATATTTCCGACTTATCTTTGATAAGATTCTCTACGCCATTTTCAAACAAAAAGGTTATCGACTCCAGCAGATCTAGATTGTTCCCCTTTAATACAGAGTCGTAGTAAACAAGCTGGTCGGGATCTATAGCATAGGTAAGGGGGATGAGATAGCCTATGAGCCGAGAGTACTGATTCTCAGTAAATTTAGAAGCCTGGGACCTATCGATTTTAAGAAAATCCAGGAATCTCAGAATTGATTTGTCACCATCCACCCCGTATAAGTAATCAATATACCGGTCTATAGCCTCCTGTCCACCATATTCATAGAGTAATTTAGTAAGGTCGTAGGCACGGAAGAAGGAGATAACATCGGATGAGTCGGTGAGAGGTGCGAATTTATCGATAAGCTCGGAGAAATTAGATACCGACATTATGTCCTGAATTTCTGTATTATTAAATCCCATCTTCCTAAGATTATCTCTAATCTTTTCTCTGTCCGGCTCGTAGTAGGTTAACTCTATGGACGGAATGTACCCGCCCGGCTTAAATCCTACCGATCTAAGTACCGAGGAGATCTCATCTAATCTCTCAGATAGGGCTTGAAACTCACCCCCATATCCACTAAGATCCGGACTATAACCCAGAAGTCCGTATAGCAATTTGTTAGAATCGAGTAGTTCTTTAACCGAACCAGTAATGCCCGTGTAACGTTCTCTTATGTCAGAAGACCGAGGGAAGACTTTTGCCAATAAGTTCAAGTGAAGGGTGACATCACCTATCTCCTCAGGCGGGTTATTTAAAATAGAGCGGGTATAGTCGCCTACCTGTAGGCAAGAGAGATACAAAGATTCTAGAGACAGAGATAAAAAGTCGGTGGCGGGTTCAGACTCATACACATACCTATCAAAGATCCCATTGACAAACCTTTCTGCCACATGGTTACCGTTTACCGTACTCTGGTTACCCGATCTAGTAGAGAAGATAGGTTCTAGAAATTTAAGGCCTGATATTCTAGACTCCGTAGTTTTCTTGCCATATAGGGATTGAAAATCACCAAATTCTGAGTTTAAAACCCCTAAGGGGAGACTTTTACCATAGCACATGGCCACTATGTACTCATAGTACATTGATTGGTAGGTGACCGCGCTAGCTAATGATCCTTGATAAGACCCAAATCTGAGATAAAAATCATACAGATTTGAAATAGAGCTGTATAATTTCTTACCCTCCCCTGCAAAAGTAGCCGTAAGCAGGTCAGTATCTACTACGCCGGGGAGTTCTACATCTACTTTCGAATCAGAAGTTATAGAGTTTATATCTACAGCAGATCTGGAGATAAATTCTCTTACTCTCCTAACCCCCTCGTCAAACACTGCACTGTAGCGTTTCTTTAACCTACTGGGTCTAGAAAACTTAGAATTTACTGGCCTATTGACTTTCAATAGCCTAGACCTGGTATCACCTAGATCGGTTAGTGTCTCAGAGTCAGAATACTGATCTATGCTACTCAAAAATTCTGATATATCATCACCCAACAGGACATTTACATCAGAGATAACTTCTTCCAGAAGAGATTCGTACTCTCTGAATTCCCTTAAAACCCTGGAATCTCTGTAACCAGACTTATCAACTTCCTCGTAGAGATTTTTTGATACAGATTTAAACAGAGATATTGCTAGCTCTTGATTAATCCCTAGAGCGAATACTCCAGAGATTAATTGATCTCTCAGGGGGGATAGAGTAGTAATTTCTCTAGACTCTATTCTTTCGTTGATAGATAAGAGTAAGTCTATTGCTATTTTATAAAATCTTAACTTGTCCCGGTCACTGAGATACCCCTGGTATCCGTCGATACCTTTGGTAACGATGACACCCGCCCTTTCCTTAACTAACCTGCTAATCTCAGACACAAGATTTTGTGCTATAATTTTAGTGCTAATTAGCTTTCAACCAATGTCCTACCAGATAGCCCTAATTTTCACAGAAAATTCCGCATCAGAGAGAGATTTGGGAAAAATGATAGCCCACCTAGACTCTGAACTGTCCGGAATCCCCGGGGTCGAGGTAAGCCAGCTTATTCTCGATCCGTCAAAGGTCTTCATACCCTTGACAAACTATAACCACCTTGTATTCTGTGGTTACGATCATGCAACCTTAGCTTCTCTCCACTATGCCATGGAAGTTGTCCCCGAGGAGATCAGGATCGTCATGTATGACGAGCCCGGAGCAGCGATTGATCGAGAGCTGAATACTCTGTTCTTTAGGGGGATTGATATGGGGAGAATGCCAGGATCTTCTTCGACCCGCATCATTTATTCTTGGTCCTATAAGGACATTGTCAGTATTTCTCGTCAAGACGTGCTACCATTGAGTAATGGATCAGGAGTTTCTGGAACAGCTAAAGGGGCTAGCAAGTCTAAATCTCCCTCTCGATCTGGTTCGAGAAATACTCGAGCACGACAAGTGGAAGGTAAGGGAGAAGCACAGGCACGAGAGGGAGATGAAACTACTGGAAATACCGGAAAAGAGGAAGCAGGTACGTGACACTTTTAACCAAGATACGTCTCATAGCAAGTGCAAAGACGAACATGAAGGGCTAATAGCCAAAGCCGCAGTGGCAGAGGGAGCACTGGCGATGGCTAAAAAGTTAGATAATCCCGACAATCTACCCTTGCCTCTACTCTCCCTCCTTATCACTATCTCCTGGTGCGGAGAGAGATCGGCAAGGTGGCCCAAAGCTAGAGATATAGATTCTCTCAGTTCTTTGCTTGACAGTTTTAACCGTATGAGGGTAAAATATGGTGAAAGCACGTTAGAGAGTTGTATAAAACTTCTCTCCAAATCCCTTAATATATGGAATACATCGCTTATTGAAGATAAGCTTGGATCGGAAGACCCCCTTTATCACGAGTTGCATAAATCCTATCCGTTTATCGATAGACATACCTTCGAAACATGCTATAATAATCACAATGAGGATTTTATATCCGCGTGTTTACACATCCTTCGTAAACAATTCAGAAACAATCCTCCATCCGAGTTATCAGAAGTCAAAGGCTGGAAACAAAGATGGCAACAATACTTACCGGAGTATCTAAAACTATGGCAAGAAGATCTAAGAGAGATAAAAAAGAGAGCGAGGGGGTAAATATACTAACCAATACAGACTTCGGTGTCTACTTAGAGGGGGCAGAGAAAACCATAGAAATGTACGAAAAAGGTGAGATAAGCAGAGAAGACCTATACTCGGCCATTCTCGATCTCGATGTCGTGTATAAAAGTAAGGACGAAAAATCCGTTGAAAGCTAATAAGAATAGTGACCCATAGCCGCATGGCAGATAAGAAGCGCATCGTAAAAACTGGATACAATGACCGCTTATATAATCTCGGGCTAAGTCAGGGGTCTTTAGCCGGATACATAGGTGACCCTTATCAGTATAACGGGGTTCCAACTGTATCCGGTAATACCATACTGGTTCGTAGGGACGAGATCCTCATCTCCGAAGCCGGAGGCGGTCCTAGGGCCATTGAGAACTATATCCGGTTATTCAACGACAGCGCGGTTATTAGTGCCTGGGAAAAGTTAGTTGGAGAGATTATAGCTAGAAAATGGGAAGTATACCCCGCCTCCGATAGCGATAAAGACGAAGAAGTAGCTGAATTTATTCGCCAAGCATTATACCACATGGGTAGTAATAGCGTTCAGAGTCGTGGTCGTGACATGGTTGTCACAGCTAATTCAGGCTTTGATGCTTTTATCCGTGGCATGTGCGAATCGCTGATCTTAGGCATCAGTATTGGTGAAATCTGCTGGGTGAGACAGGGCTCCTATGTCGTTCCGTCAGAGATTAAGATAAGAGATCCCAGACGCTTCCAGTTTATCCTGAATACGGATGGGTCTGTAAGCCCGAGAATTATTACCATTCAATCTCCGGTAGAAGGATTGCCAATACCCCTGAGATCGATGATAATTCATCGCCACTGGGCATATAGCAGCATCATGGACCCGTACGGAACTGGTCTAGGTAGACAAATCTACTCCCTGGTGGAATTCCGCCGCACCTTGATGTCTTTCTGGCTCCAGTATGCCGATAAGCATACGACTCCCACAGCGGTGGGAAAATTTAGTCTAGGTACGCCTGAAGAGGAGGTTAAATCACTATTTACAGCTTTACAGAGGCTGGGACAGGAAACGTCGATAACTATACCCGATGAGATGTCCATTGAGTTTTTAAAAGCTGACGGTAGACCGGAAATATATGAAAGTTTAATCTCTTACATCGATCAGCAGATTAGTTTTCTCATCAACGGAGAGAATACAGTCGGACAGGATACGGGTAGCACCGGGTCATATGCTCGTGATTCCGTAGCTGATTCTGTACGGATGAGAAAAGCGAAGAGTTTTTCAGAAGAACTAGACGAAACGTTGAATGCAACGTTGATACGCTGGCTTACGGAGTTAAATTATCCCGGGGCCTCGGTACCGAGGATTCGTAGAAACTTCGACGATCTCGAGCAGAGAGAAGACCCTGTCAAGACTGTACAGATGCTTACTCAGCTTCAAGCAATTGGCTATAACGTTAGCGATCTTGATTGGGTTAGAGATAAGCTGGAAATTCCCTCTCTCGAGAAGGTAGATATGCCCGCTGAGATGGGTATGGGAGAACCTCAGTCCGCTGATGCCGGGGAAAGTGACACACCGGTCCTGGGCGAACGCGCCATCGGTCAGATGTTATCTAGTAGATCTCCGGTATCTAGCGAGAATCTCGACTTTACCGAATTCGATGAAGACGGAGATCTCAAAGATCAGACTACTAGAGATAAAGTTGCCAAACGTATTTCAGAAAGGTTCTCTCAAGGCGGGATGGACGAAGTTGGTTGGGAACGCCTCGCTACTGGGGTTAGCGATAGTGACGCTGAGACATCGAGGCTAGTGATAGACGAATACACTAGCCCGGGAGACATCGTATTTACTGCCAAACGTCTTCTCGATGAGATAAGAACTATTCCTTACAGATCTTTGCCCCCAGAATATGACGGGTTACGCCGAGATATGGTCGAGTACGAAAACCTGCTGTTAAGAGAGGAGCAGTTGTCTCCTGAACAAATTAGAGATTTAATTAACACCTATTCTCTATCTTATCGGCTCAATAGGAAGTTTATTCACAAAGAATGTGTTGTCTTAAATCCCGAGAAGACAGGTTACTGGTCTTACTTCTCACCGTATTACATGTGAGCTGAATTTGTCTAGAGGTTGAGTGTTGAAAGCTTTGTAGGACAACACATACAAGTGACCTCTGACCATGATTCAAATACGTCCGGCATCACAAAGCCAATTTTATGTCCAGGCTAGCCCCTGGTCTCATTACTTTACCTCATTCAGTGGTATTCGGGACACCGCTGCCACCGCTCAATACGCCGACGGCATCCGTCAACGGGTCTATAACATCAAAGGGCCCAAGACCCTATCAGAGATGACTATCGCCACCCCCTTCGATCCTATCCAGCACGCTGATGTTCTGGATTTTTGGAAATCTCATGGTTGCGAATTCATCACTGTTACCGTGACTCCTGTGACCTGCGGCGAAGACCCCCGGCCCCTTGGCTCTAGAACCATTATTCTTCCCGACGCTCAATTGACCTCGGTAAACTTCGGTGCTGTAGATCGTACCAGTGGTAACCCTAGCACTGTCGAGATCACCATGGTGTCTGACAACTTCCTCTATAACTAATAAGCTCCGTGGCTGCCAGATCGTTTACCGGATGCCCTCTAACCGCCGCGCAAAGCGAAGCTTTGAATGAAGCCGGAATCACATCGGTAAGCGGTACCTCGTGTACAGCGTCTGACCTTAATACGTGCTCCCTTCGAACAGTATACGAGAAAACAGGAACTTACTTTCAAAGTGGGAATACTATAACCGTGACAATAGCTGATCACGGTTTGTCAACTGGTACTGTAATAGACCTAGTTTTCATTACTGGTGAATCGACAAATGGTAAGTACCCCATTACTGCCATCGATTTGGATACTTTTACGGTTACAACAACAAGTAACCTCCGTAAAGGTAATCTCTTTACCACAGAATCCGGGAGCACTAATACCTTTACCGTTTCTCTCAACACACGACCAACCGCTGATGTCACAGTCACTTTCTCAGGATTAGACGACACTGAAGGCTTACTTAGCCCAACAACTCTGACCTTCACAGAAGCTAACTGGTATACTCCCCAGATCGTTACCGTCACAGGTGTCAGTGATTCTGATCCTGACGGTGACATATTTTACACACTCATCGCCACTGCTTCTAGTACAGGAGGTTACGCAGGCACAGAAACAGCGACCATTTCTGTCGTTAATCAAGAGAACGACGCTCCGGCTACCCCTACCCCTTCAACCTTCCCTATAGTTAATCCGAGTAGCGATACTCCTGGTATTATTATTACTTCTCCTGGAACTCTTGTAACCTCAGGGGATGTAAAAGCATATCGAGTCGTTAAGGATGCAAGAGAACTAATTTCCTTTTATCCGTTCTACGATCCAACTAAAGGCACCTACACGGCCTGGGGTGACATCGGATTTTCCTGGGACCATGGAGATGCCCTGAGCGATGAACTCTGGCAAATCTCTGAATACGTGGACACCCGGTCTTACCGGACTGGAGATAAGGTCGTTCGTATCGAAGATGGGGGTCGCAAACTGACTCTCTACGAGGCGAGTGCTGATGTCTCCGTTCCTGCCGGCGCATTCGACCCCAGCCTCTGGACCGAACTCTGCCACATCTACGTATCCGAGCCCGTAGGCTCCCCGGATATATCCGGCTACGAGTATTACGATCCTCAACTCTATCTCTCCGAGTGGGGAGAGTTCGGAGAGACCTGGGAAACTGATCTCGTGAACCTTGATTCCGATCAGTGGGGCGATGCGAAGATCGCGCTCAACTACTTCTACCGGGCCGGAGACATCGTCCTGTACGATACGGCTTGTGGGGATCACACCTGTGTTTATGTGGCTACTGCTGATATGCCGGCCAACAGCGAATTGATTGTGCCCGGTCCTCCTCCGGCTGATTATTGGCAAAAACTCTACTGCGTCAAAAACGACAAAGAAGATAGATGTGAGAAGAAAGTAACATGTGATCGGCCAAACCGAGAACTGGTATCTCTATCCCCCGGAGACAACGATCTAATCTGTGTTCCCGTTGAAAGCAGAGTAGGGGGATAGTGTCCAGTGGCAGCTAATTACTACGGGGATCAATGTACACCGAATTTGGGAGGGGTACAAGATTTTTATACTAAGACGGAGGTTAATAGGCTACTGAGCTCGAAGGCCGGAGTATCTACTGTCTATACACGCTCCTACCTTGATACTGAAATAAATCGAATTGACGGTTTAATCTCCGGGCTTTCCGCCTCCCAGATCGAACAAGCCGATCTCGATACGCAGCTATCATCTCTGCAATCTACTATAGAATCTGGAGTAGCAACTACATATGCCACTATAAGCGATACTTACTCAAAGTCTGAGGTTGACAATTTAATCGATGCTGTAGATCTAGATCCGAATAATTTTTTGCGTAAGGTTCCCGTTAACACTGCGGATAATACAATAAACCCGGGATCTAACGATGCCATCGCATTGACAGTAAGAGGATCGAGTACTAACGCGATAGTTACTCAGTGGCTCGATGATACTAGCGATACTATCGGCTATGTTAGCAACTCTGGATCAGTTACGTTCGAAAATCTACTCACCGTGGGAAGATTAGTCTCGAATGGTGGAGTCGCTCTAAACGTATCCGGTAAACGTATCACCGGTGTCGCTACCCCCGTTCTCGGATCCGACGCCGTACCCCTCTCGGCCATGCAATCCTATGTCGTAGATTTCTTCGAAGATGCAGTGAGACCGGATACAAATACCTTCTATAACCTCGATGCTGGAGTGTACTGATGAGCAGGGATACTTATAGGCATATACGTAGCGCGGTATTTGAAAGGCGCCCGCTGTCAACCGATGTTCTTGACGGTGAAATTGCAGTAAACTATCACACTGATAGTGTTGGTGTTTTTATCCAAGACACGCTGGGATATATAAGAAAGATCGGACCGGCATATGTCAGTGCTACTCAGCCCAGTCCGGTAAACTATACCGACCTGTCAGAGGGGGAGTTATGGATAGACATCTCAGGGGCTTCTCCGTCAATAAGATACTGGGACGCATCATCCGATTCGTGGATAAGTACGGGAATTTTAGATTCACCTTTGGATGAAGATAACATCGTTGTCGGCAATACTTCTGGCTTAGCAAAGACCTATGAGTTAAATGCTAACTCTTTCTTCGTAGATCATACTATCGGGAGCTTGGAGGTTAGATTAGCTGACAACATAGAGTTCGGTTCGTTTAAGTTTATAAGCGAGACGGGGGTAGGCCTTAGAACATCGGTATTTAAAACACTCATCGGTGTGGGGGATACTGGCTGGGTCGAGTTAGAGTCTTACGATAAATCAGAGTACAAGAGTGGTAAATATCTCGTAGAGATTTACACCTCTACCGATGAAGTCTCAATTACCGAACTTCTTGTATCCCATAACGCTGCGGATACTTATATGACTGAATATGGAACTGTAGGTAGTACTCAGGACCCCCTGGGAGAGTTTCAAGCTATAACCACTAATGTCGGGGGCACGGATATGATCTCTTTACAGTTCCGACGCACCGCTGGAATAACTGGCTCCATGACTCTACGTAGCTCTCAGATCTCTCTATTCTAATGGCACTTTTTAGATCACTAACGGCCAGATACGGCCTTAAGACCGCTACAAAGAGCGTTGTAGACGCCAGCGGGATCTTAGTCGATGTGGGTGACATCGGTAATCTCGATACCTCTGATAAAAGCGGAATCGTAGCCGCTGTCAACGAACTCAAGGGATACTTTGATAACATCGATACTTCGCAGGTAGCTGAAGATCCAGGATATCTCTACTTCACTACTGCTAGGGCGAGAGAGTCTATCTCAGTTACCGATAGCGGTGGTGACGGGTCTCTGAGCTATAGCGACTCCACGGGCGTAATCACTTACACCGGACCCAGTGCGAGTGAGGTTCGGGCGCATTTCTCTGGCGGGACCGGGGTCACCATCACCGACGGCGTGGTGGCCATCGGCCAGCCGGTATCAACAACTTCCAGCGTAACGTTTAACAATACAACGCTGACCGGTGTCCTGTACGGGCCTAGCCAGTTCGTGATCGATCCCGCCGCTCAGGGGGATAATACCGGCGAATTAATTATTCTCGGAGATTTAACTGTACAAGGGACGACGACGACGATTAATTCTACAACCCTGGAAGTAGAAGACAAGACCATTGTTGTCTCTAAATCTGCTACTACGTCTGCTGAAGCAGATAACTCCGGTTTAATTGTGGCCGGATCAGGATCTAGTCTGCTGTATAAAGTTTCAACGGACTCATGGAATATTAATAAAGTATTAAAAGGTGTTTATGGAGATCAGTCATCACCCGCCTTCTCATTCTCTGACGACGCCGGGCTAGGCCTATACCGTTCTAATGATAATCAACTTTCAATAGCTACTAATAGTAACGAGAGAGTTAGGGTATCGGATACCCTGGTAACACTAGTATCCGATCTCGATCTCGCATTTGACCAGGGAACCTACGCTGGCACCATAACCGCAGCCACGCTTACAGGTAACCGGACATACACTCTGCCCGATGTTTCCGGCACGCTGGTTACCAGCGGCGATACGGGTACCGTCACATCGGCGATGATCGAGAACGGCACGATCGTCAACGAAGACATCAACGCTAGCGCGGGTATTGTCGACACCAAGCTGGCTACCATATCTACCGCGAATAAAATTTCCCTATCCGCTCTCGATATCGACGGCGGAACTGACATCGATGCGGCGCTAACCGACTCCGACATATTTATCGTCGATGATGGTGGTGCCGGCACCAACCGTAAAGCGGCGGCGACACGGATAACCGACTACGTGTTTGGGAAGGTCGGCGGGGATATTACCATCTCCAATACCGGCACGGCCGCCATCAGCGCCGGTGTCATTGTCGATGCGGATGTGTCGGCGACCGCCGAGATCGCCGTCTCCAAACTCTCCGACGGTTCCGCTCGCCAACTCCTCCAGACCGATGCCGCTGGGACCGGTGTCGAGTGGACGGATAACATCGATGTACCAGGAACTCTCGATGTCACCGGAGTCTCCACTTTCGATAATAAAATTTCCATCGGTGCAGCAGAGCCTACGGCTGAAGCCGAGGTGGGCTGGAATGCGGACAAAGGAACACTGGATGTAGGGTTACTCAATGGTGTTATCAGCCCTTATGGCCAGGACATCATTACCTTGTGTCGTAACAACACCGCATCTACTATTGCTAAAGGTACGGCGGTGATGTTCACCGGAACAATAGGCAATAGCGGCCGGTTGACCATCTCTCCAATGGTGTCTGATGGTACTTACCTGGGCTACGTATTCTTCGGCGTAGCTTCCCAAAGTATCGCAGCAGGAGCAGATGGTTACATCCGGTCGTTTGGTGAGATTAAAGGGGTAGATACTGACATCGATGAGGGCGGTGTGGACGGCCAATGGGCCGAAGGCGATATCCTCTGGTGCGATCCGGCAACACCGGGCGGATTCACCAAGGTCGAGCCGTTAGCACCGAATCTTAAATTGCCTGTCGCTGCTGTGGTCAGTGTGGGAAACAACGGCATCTTGTTTGTTCGCTGGGACAGTGGTCGGAGGCTTCAAGATCTTCACGACGTGGAGTCTAATGGTTCGACAACGGATAACGAGTTACTCCAGTATAATGCGAGCGCATCGCGCTGGGAACACGTCACTGATGTGACGCTTCCGGGCCGCCTTGTTCTCAATAGTATCGATATTACAGATTCGGCTAGAGATATTGAGGAGAGCCGGTTGATACGGAAAAATGCGACGGTTTCGATCGGCTTAGCCGGTACCGTACCGTTCGGAATAGGTCCCGTCATACCTCCGGGCATGAGCCTGATCGGAATCGGTCCCGATGCCTATAACGTAATCGATATCTATAGCGGAAGTGTGTGTTGAAAGCTAAGTAGAGATAATTTTTACAACTATGGCCGTACAACCATATTCTGCCACTGCACAGATTAAATCGATAAAGGGGACAGCCTCGTTGCCAGGGGTAACTTTTACTGGTAATACAAGCTGCGGCCTTTACAGTCCCAATGAAAACCAAGTTGGTATAGCGACAGACGGTCAAGAAAGACTATTAATTGATGAGAACGGAAATATCACGCAAGGTGGCAGTCTGACCGCTGCTAGCTTCATTCCAACTGACAGCACGGTGCCCGCGAATGGGGTTTATCTACCTGCCGCAAACACTGTAGGGGTAGCAACTAATGGCACTGGGAGGCTGTTTGTTGATGCGACGGGGAATGTTGGGATTGGCACTACGAGCCCTGGGGAGAAGTTAGACATTAACATCAGTTCGACTCTTGGTTTTTCAATCGGTGACGATCCCGCTGACTCGACTAAACTTGCACTTCGCTCGTATCAGGGCTCTACAAATAATAATGTTCGTAGTATTGCTTATATAGGTTCAGACCATCGTTTTCAAGTTGGTGATGTAACAGGTACAACAGCAAGTGAAGCTGCCCGCATCGACTCCAGCGGCAGATTAGGCATAGGGACTAGTGACCCTGCCCAATCTTTAGATATTTACGGAAGCGGGACATCAACGAGTCAAGTCGCTGCAATTACTCTTCGTGACGGCAATAGCGCCTTTTCGCGCAGGTGGTGCATATCAAACGGAGCTGGCGGCAATGCAACAGACTTGTTCGGAAAACTTGTTATTGGCTATGGATCAACTGTAAGTGCGAATCCAATCACAGGCACTGCGGCGGTGGTCATCGACTCCTCAGGCCGTGTAGGGATTGGCACTACGAGCCCTGGGGCAACACTAGCAGTGAACGGAAACATCAACCTTGCCGATACCGGAACAGGTGCGTCTTTTATATATGGAATTAAAGGTGGTAATAGTTTTTATATCGGCGTTGACAACAGCACTGGGTCAGTATTCGGGTCTGGTACGGCGTATTCACCGATTATCTACACCGGAGCAGCCGCACCAATTACATTTTCAAATTCCAGCACCGAACGCGCCCGCATCGACTCCAGCGGCCGGATCTTAGTTAGCACATTGCCAAGACAAAAGGCGTCTAAAAGTTTCGAGGTAGCGCATGGGGGGGTCTTTATAAAAG